ACAGCAGGGTATGTGGATTATTAAGCCTGTGACGTATGTGCTAGACGCTGGCGAGTATAAAGACAAACTGCCACCGTTACACACAGTAGAACTACGTTGTGACATGGACGACAGACTACCGTATGAGAAGATGAAGAAAGACTTTGTCGTTCAGTTCGGTAGCACACAGATCGCTGCAGTTAACGCTGCCGTGGTGACATCTAAACTACAGCAGATGGCGTCAGGGTTTATTTATGACGCACAGACGATACCGACATGGTTTAGCAAACATAAGTTTGATCGCCTTGATGAACTGCTAGAAGAGAACCAACACGCTAACACGATTATTGCATACGCATTTAAAGAGGAGTTAGCAGAACTTAAGCGACGTTATCCGAAGGCTGTCACGCTAGACGATACAGATGCGATTAAGCGTTGGAACGAAGGCAAAATAGAACTACTGCTAGTGCATCCTAAGTCCGCAGGCCACGGCCTCAACTTACAGCATGGTGGCAGTAAGATTGTATTCCTATCGTTGCCCTGGAGCCTTGAGCTTTATGAGCAGACGATAGGCCGTTTACACCGTAGCGGACAAAAGCATGATGTATGGTGTTACGTGATGTTGACAAATAAAACAGTTGACGAACGTATATGGGCAGCCCTGCATGACAAACGGGCTATTTCTGATATTGCTATGGAAGAACTAAAATGACTAAAACATCCGCCAAAACATCCGCCAAAACATCCGCCAAAACATCCGCCAAAAAAGACGAAGCATTAAAGATGGCGATTGAAGCGATGCAGATTGCATCCAATAGCAACGGAAAAATACTTCCTAGTTATCCTGCTCAAGATGCTTGGATGTTTTATGGGTGCAATGATAGGTTAAATAAAGCAATCCAATCTTGTAAAGAAGCATTAGAACAGCAAGCACAAGAACCTGTGGCGTTATTAGAAGCATTGTCAGATTTAGAACATCAACAATGGATGAAGTGGGCGCAATCTATTATTGATAGTGAACCTATTAGCGAAGCAAGAAAGCAACGTTGGGCTACGATGATGGTTGACTATAAAGACTTGCCTGACAATATCCAAGAGTACGATAGGGAATGGGCTAGAAAAGTATTAGCTATCACCCACCCTGCACCATCATGGCAAGGATTAAGTGATGATGAGATGGAGAAAATTCATAGCAAATGGATGGAATGGGAAAATACAATGGATTTTGCTCGTGCTATTGAACAAGCATTAAAGGAAAAGAATATATGATAGTGCCTAGAATAACTTTGCCTGAAAATGATTATAGCCGTATGGTTAATTATACAACTAGAACCAATCCTGAATTTCATTACAGAGAATTAGAACGTATTAAAACAGGAACATGGTTTTTTGGTTTATTTAATACATACAAATATGAATGGTCTGAATGGAAAACAGATTCAGCATTAAAGGAAAAGAATCATGCTAGAACATGACAAATTGCCGTTCAAGAAAATGATGGGCGCTCTCACTACGAACTATGGGAAGCCTGACCTTGACATCGAGATGCTTCGTTTGTGGTGGGGAAAATTAAAGGTGTATGACTTCAACATGGTATCAATGGCACTAAGCAAGTGGATAGGCACAAACAAGAAGATGCCAACGATTGCTGATGTGATAGAGTTATGCAAAGCACAAGAGCAACGCGTGTTTAGTATGGCATTGCCACGTAGGTATACAGATGAGGAACGCCAGGCTAATCGTGATAGGCTTGCTGACATGAGAAAAGAATTGGGGTGGAAGCAATGAAATACTTATCAGTATGTAGTGGGGTAGAAGCTGCAACAGTTGCATGGCACGATTTAGGATGGAGTCCTGTAGGATTTTCAGAAATTGAGAAGTTTCCTAGCCAAGTTTTACAACATCACTACCCAAGCGTTCCTAACCTTGGTGATATGACTAAATACAATGAATGGAATATCAATGAACCAATCAACCTTCTTGTGGGAGGAACCCCATGTCAATCTTTCTCAGTCGCAGGACTCAGAAAAGGACTTTCAGACCCTCGTGGAAACTTGGCACTCGTCTATCTTGGAATTGCTGACAAATTTAAGCCAAAATGGATTGTGTGGGAAAATGTCCCAGGAGTCCTTAGTTCAAATAGTGGACGGGACTTTGGCTCCTTCCTCGGGGCGTTGGCTGAACTCGGGTATGGGTTCGCATACCGAGTGCTTGACGCTCAAAATTTCGGAGTCCCACAAAGACGCAGGAGAGTGTTTGTTGTCGGATGTCTTGGAGATTGGCGAAGTGCTGCCTCAGTATTATTTGAGCGCGAAAGCATGTCAAGGGATATTGAGAAGGGCAAAAAAGAGAAACAAGACATTGCCAAGTGCATTACAACAGGCATTGGAACAAGGTATGATGGAGAAACAGATACCTTCGTTATAACAAAAGTTTATGAAACTCATCCAGCAGATAGTCGCGTAAAAGAAATGGGCGATATTTGCCAAACTGTTACTAGGAGATGGGGGTCTGGTGGTGGTAATGTGCCTCTCGTATCTAAAAATATGCAAGTTAGAAGATTAACGCCACTAGAATGTGAAAGATTACAAGGGTTTCCAGATAACTATACTAAAATATCTGAAAGTTCAGCAGATAGTAATCGATATAAAGCAATGGGAAACAGCATGGCTGTGCCAGTTATGAAATGGATTGGAGAACGAATTGAAATGGTACGCCTGGGGCAATTACGCAATAGTGAACTTTAAATATAAGCCAGGGGATGTGGATAAAGTCATACGCATGAAAGGCTATGCAATTTCTAAATCCCCTCGCCTAGAAGGTGGCAATGTTTACCAAGTGTGGAAACTTCCCTCTGAGCTGCTGGCCAAATTCAATGTGGTCGAAGATGCCAAAAAGTATGTTGAGGGATTGCCTGCTCAGGATTGAAAATAATATTTCAAAATGCTAACCCAAGTTTAGGGGCCATGATAAAAATTTATCCACAGAAAAAAATATCTACGCCCCTTCGCCTATATTTTGGTTTTAGCAAAAATGGCAAAAAAGTTTAAAAATATCGTAAAAAGTAAACTCAAAGTTTACAAAATTACAGAAAAGTAAACTAAGCGAAACGATTGTAAAAATTGACATTACATAAGCGCGCATAACGCACAATCATAATCAGGGATAAGTATTGCTATTAGATTGATATTAAAATGCGATAGCGGGCTTTAAAATAGCCTTAGCGGGCGTTTCATTGTTTAATTCACCATGCCACAATCAATAGGCAATAAAAAAGCCCCGATTAAGGGGCTAATTCTTACTTGATAGCGTTAAGCGCTTTATTGTCGTTGCTATATGAGTGCCATTCTGGATAGCGAAAAGCAAAGTCTAATAAATTGCATTGATTTTTACCGATAGCTACAAAAGGCGTAACGGTTCCGTGATAGATAGCAAGTTTCATAATTAAACCCCTCTTAAGTCATAATTTTGCGGATAATCTAACGGCTCAATAGTTAAGCATACCTGGCGGCATCCGTTATCGTGTACAGAATGGCGCTCATAAGTTATTGTGCCTTTTAATTCTGTGAATTGGCTTTCTGTTACTTCGATAATATCTGGCTCACTATCCGCTATGCAATATGAGAAAAATCTAACATTTATATTTTCAATCATGATTAAACCCCTTAAAAAGATATTCTATAAGTCATATATTTAGGTTCATTGCTATCTGGATTAAGAAGTACGCTAAACTCATTAAAGCAATTAGCCACAAAATGACTAGCGGGCTTGTCAAGGTGAAGCCATGAACCGCCTTCAAATTGAATAGCATTAGACTGGCGTTTAATAATTTTGCGCGGCTTGTCAATCATTGGCGCGTTTGGATACCAGTCATGCTTAATCATGGTAAGTGTTGAGCCTTCAGTTAAGGCGCGTTTAATATCGCTAAATGTTTTCATAATCGTAAACCTTTCATCGTGTTGTTATCGTATGGCTTAATGCAAGCCCTTAAACCCCCGTTAAGAGGGGCTTAAAAATTGCATTATATAATTGCTTTATATAAAGAGCGCGGCTCAGTGCTTAGATTTTCCACATTTAAAATACATGATAATGGCGCTTTTTCAGTATTTAAAAAACAATCAATGGCGCTTTGCTCACTACTATGGCCATATATAACCATGCTATATATGCCGCTATCGCTTCGGGCCGTGATTTTGTATTGTCGTATGCTAACCATGATTAAGACCCCATTACAGAATTTGAGAATGTAAAATAATAGCCGTCATTGTCCCCGCCATAACCCATGTTAGATATATCCCAATCAAGGTTATTATCAGCTACTAGCTTTTTAACGGCCTCAAAGTGTAGCTTTTCATAACTTAACGGGCTACTTGATGAGATTGTGGCCGTGAAGCCATTAGCATAGGCTTTAATGCGCCCGCCCTTTGTATTTGTTGGGCTTAGATATTTAGTTTTAATAATAATCATAGTGTCGTGTCCTTATCGTTATTTAAGTAGTGGTATGTTCCAAAATGGAACCAGCCATATATTAATATTTTACTTGCTTTATATCGCCAACATTATCGCCTGGCCTTAAATACATAGCTTGCGAAATTGCATCATTTTCACTTTTTGCTTTCACTAAAATCGTTTGATGACTAAAGCCCTTTGAGCCTTTAAATATTGGGAATGCTATCAAATAACTGTGCATGGTGTCGTTTTCCTATCGTAATAAAGGTGAATTGTTTAATGCAAAATCTAATGAGTAGCAAAATGCTATAAAAGCAATAGCCGTTAGAATGTATAAAGCCCAGTCGTGGTTTTTCATGTTAAGCCTCGAAGTCCGCATTAACGATTGAATTGATAAAGGCTTGCCTTGCTTGCTCATTGTCGAAATAGAATTCTACTTGCTCATAAATTGGTTCTTTATCTGACTTGTGCTGAGTGCATACTTGAAGTTTAAGAGTACAAAAAGTCTCGAAAGTATTGCCACGAGCGTGTACTGATTTAACATTGTGTAGTGATAATGAAGCCATGATTGTCGTTTCCTATATAGTGTAAAAATCGTTTAATTAACAACTGCCTATTTTTTAATCAGCTCGGTGTTTCGTTCGCTGATGTCGCATTATAATCATGAAACGTATTGCATAGGGTAAACAATTGTTTTTATGGTAAAGTATTAATTGATAGTTTTTACTTATTGATAAGGTTAAGTGATTGTTTAATATACCTAAAACAAAGCCCGCGATTGAGCTTAAAGAAAAGCACGAAGATGCTAGGCGCTTTAGTGTTGTGCCATTAAGGGCAATTCACGATAAGAGACTCACCAGGGGGGACTTAATCAACCTTATTGCTTTATGTTCTTATTGTTCAAACAACGGCTTTACATTCGTTGCACATTCCACAATCGCTCAATTAAGAGGTTGCAGCGTACAAAATACGTCACGGGGATTAAAGAAACTTGAGAGGCTCGGATACTTTGAGCAAGTTAGAAAAGGTTACACGGGCTTAAGAGGTTCATTAAAGCGTGTCGTATTCGATGACTCATTAACAATTGAAGACATTATAAGTATAAGTAACACACCAATAGAACAACCAACCAAAGAGGCTCAAACAATGGCTAGATATAAGAAGGCAACAACACCAACCAATAACCAAGTAGATGCAAATACACCGATAAGTTTTAATGATGCGGTACTAGTTGTTTCTCACTCTCTCAAGTCTGATTCTAATCTGCTCACTCTCGAGCGTATCGTATCCCAAGGCATCTCACGCGGTGAGTTACTCAAGCGCCTGGATGAGGGTACCCTATTCTAGCTAGGAATATTCAATGGGGTTAGTGCGAATCGTGTTGAGTGTAGCGTGTGAGAGAAGCCACCCCTTGCCCCCCTGCCCCATCGCCTAGCGGTAGGGGTACATGAAGCAATTTTTCCTGAGTTTTTTGTAGTACAGATACTTACCATGATGTATATAGCATGCGTATATACTTGTGTTTAGACATATTGTAACTAGGCTTTAAAGACAATACCTAACCTAACCCGAATAAATAAAGTATTCAGTTATAAACACCCTAAGGTGCGCTACTCTCGTTTATCTAATCTATACCTGTATGGTACCCACAGCTCTTGGCCCCGATTTTATCACTAACCTTGCATATAGCGCGTATTAGCCTTTAAGGAGTACCCTGCGGTTCGATATGTTTATCTGCATCTGTCGTAGCTACATTTGCAAGGGCTGGGTAATGGCCCCGTTCTGTTTAATATACTCTTTTTATATATTTTTGCAAGTAATTTATTATGATATACTGAGCTATCTAGTGGATATATAAGGGGTTGACATGTTATGGGTATTGGTAGGTGGGTTAGTAATCTTTATTGCATGGATTGCAATTGATATGCTAATAGAGAAGGTATTTGACAATAGTGATTTAGGAGATTCAGACTATGGCTGTTAATGAATATAATAAGTTCTTAGTGCGATTGACACCAAAGACTAGGGCTATGTTAGATGCTGCACATAAAGATAAGGAAATGCCTAGGGCGCATATTGTGAACCTAGCATTAAAGAGTTATCTTAAAGAATATAGTAATGTAGATTTAAATGCACGTTTAAACGCGTTAAATGTATGATACTAACGCTACCTTATCCACCATCAGTCAACACGTACTGGAGAGCAAATGGTAAAAGACGCTTCATTTCTAAAGCTGGTGTGGAGTTTAAACATGCTGTGCAGGAATATGTTATCAATAATGCAATTCCTAAACTTGGCAGCGCTCGCCTTCGTGTGGACATTGTTATTCGCCCTCGTAGTCGTCGCGTATTTGATATTGACAATCTGCTCAAAGCTATCCTCGATGCTCTCATGAACGCTGGCGTATACGATGATGATAGCCAAGTAGATGATTTACACATAACCCGTGGCGACCCATGCCCTAATGGGGCTTGTTTAGTAGTAATCGAAACAATCAAAGGAGATTAAAATGGATTTTAGTTTTATTAAGTTGCCTAAGGGCATTAAAATGCGCAATCCGTATAATTCAGAATTAGAATATTTTAAAAAAAATCCCAATGTTGCTGGCATGGCGGCTGATGATAATAAGGTTATTCTTAACCCGTTTGCAAATAGAAAACCAGAAGAATATCAAAGCGTAGCAATTAATGAGTCATCTAGAATCTTAATGCGCCAACCAAAATATGCTCCAAAATTTGATTTAACTTACCAACAAAAATCATTTCTAGATAGCACTTCTTATAGAAACGCATCTGAAGATGATAGAAAAGCTACTATTGCTGCAAGGATTTTATCTGGAGACCCGTCTGCTGGTATTCCTTCTAATGAACAAATGTTATTTGCAAGTGAGTTGCGCAAACAATTAGGTTTAGAGTAATGGCTGAAAAAGAAGATACAAGGAAGATTAAACGCATCCCATCTCTAAAGAATTATGGTGGTGTGCGTACTATTCAGAAAACACTAGAGCGTTCTGCAACATTAGAGGCTAATCGTGAGGCCGTCGCTTATGCGTTGCTGACAATGGCTAACACAAACCTTACTGACATTATGAGTTGGGATGAGAATGGTACGGTCAAAGTCAAAGCGTCAAAAGATATTCCTGAGCATGCGTTACAGGCGATTAAGAGTATCAAGTCGAATACAAGGTATGATAAGGATGGCGGTGCGACGACGACTATCGACATCGAATTGTTTGATAAAATTGGCGTTCTGCGGTTATTGGCAAAAGCGTCTGGGTTACTTGACCAACAGCAAGAATCAGACAAGCCATCAGTCATTGGCGTAAACATTGTGGCTCCTGACCCTATAGATGCAGAGGTAATAGATGGCGAAAACTAAAGAACAGTCTGCCAAACAGGTTTCGTTTGACGGATTAAACCTAAACTTCTCTAAGTCACCAGAAGTATATAAGTTCCTGCAAGATGATTCATTCGTGCAAGGCTTGATGGGGCCTGTAGGTAGTGGCAAGTCATACGCCTGCTGTGCAAAAATTTTCATAAAAGCGTTACAACAAAAGCCATCGCCTGTTGACAACGTGCGTTATACCCGTTTTGCTGTAGTCCGTAACAGTTATCCTATGTTAAAGACAACGACTATTAAGACATGGCTTGACCTATTCCCAGAGTCTACGTTTGGCCCTATGCTGTGGACTCCACCTATTACTCACCATATACGTTTGCCTGCAAAGGGAGATGCTGCTGGGGTTGACTGCGAGGTTATTTTCTTAGCACTAGACCAACCTAAAGATGTGCGTAAACTTTTGTCCTTGGAACTTACAGGAGCATGGGTCAATGAAGCCAGAGAACTTCCTAAAGCTGTTATTGATGGGCTTACTCATCGGGTGGGTCGCTATCCTACAAAGCGTGACGGTGGCGCAACATGGCATGGGGTCTTTATGGACACCAACCCAATGGATGATGACCATTGGTGGCACAGAGTAGCAGAGAAAGAAAAGGTAACAGGTGCATACGCTTGGAACTTCTTTAATCAACCAGGTGGCGTGATTGAAGTTGACCCTGCTAACTTGCCTGATAACCCAGAAGCTAATGACCATATCTTTGCGTCAGGGCGTTGGTGGAAGATTAACCCTAAAGCAGAAAACTTAAACAACCTTCCTGCTGGCTACTATCCACAGATGCTTGGTGGTAAGAACCTTGACTGGATTCGCTGTTACGCAGAAGGTAAGTACACCTATGTGCAAGAAGGTCGCCCTGTATGGCCTGAGTATAACGACCAAATGATGTCAGCTACCGTGGAGTATGATGACTCACAGCCAATACAGATTGGTTTGGACTTTGGTTTAACGCCAGCAGCAGTAGTTGGACAGCGTTTAGCCAATGGCAGATGGGTAGTCTTGCATGAGATTGTTACTGAGGACATGGGCTTAGAGCGATTTGGTCAACAATTACTTGCAGAGCTGAACGCACGTTACCCTAAAGCACAGGTAATGATGTGGGGAGACCCTGCTGGTATGCAAAGGGATGCCATTTATGAAGTCACCGCGTTCGATTATCTCAGAACTCTTGGTCTACGGGCACAACCAACCCATTCGAACGACTTTAAAGTCCGTCGTGAGGGTGCTGCTGCTCCTATGCAACGTCTTATTGATGGTAAACCTGGACTAATTGTAGACACTTCATGCAAGATGCTACGTAAATCATTGGCTGGTGGGTACCATTTCAAGCGTGTATCAGTAGGGGCAGGGCAAGAACGCTTCCGTGATGCACCAAATAAGAACGAACACTCCCACGTTGGTGATGCTTTTGGCTATCTGATGCTTGGTGGTGGGGAACATAAGCGCATGACACGTAATCCACTAGCTTCTAGTGGCCCTATCTTTGCTAAAACTGTGATGACAGACTTCGATGTATTTAAATATTAAGGAATTAAACGAAAATATGCCAAAGATAAATGGGGTGATATTTGCTCCGTTTGTTTTTGAGCATGCAATGGACATTGAAGGCGGTGAGTTTGCTGGATATTCTGCACAGCGCATGGTTGGCATAAAGACAATGCTAGAAACCCAAGCACAATTTGGATTTGCCTACACTTGTTTCCTACATGGACAACCTGTTGCTGTATTTGGCTGTAGTCTACTGTGGAATGGCGTAGCGGAGATGTGGTCTGTCATTGGAGACGTAGCAAGAACTAAGCCAATTGCCATGACAAAAGTTGGAATTGCCTTTGCAGATATATCTGAGATAGCGATGGGCTTGCATAGATTGCAAATAACTGTTAAAACGTCTGATAATCGCGCTATTAATTGGGCTAGAGCTATCGGCTTTATATCCGAGTGTACCATGAGCCAATATAGTGAAGATAAATTAGACTTTAATTTAATGGTTAGGAGATAAGCATGGGTGGATTAGTTGGCGGTGGTGATGGTGGCGCGGGTGCAGCAAGAGAACAATTAGCACAACAGCAAGCAGAAACAGCTCGTTTGCGTCAACAAGAGATGGAAACAAAGCGAAGCATGGGTGAGGAATTAGCATCTAAACGTTTAGCTCGCGCTCGCGGTGGTGCTCGTATGTTATTGTCAGAGGCCCGTACAAATCCAGAAGAAGGCTTATCTACTCAAACTACATTAGGTGCTTAATATGAAATCAGGTCTCTATGCAAATATTCATGCAAAACGTAAGCGTATTGAAGGTGGCTCTAAAGAAGAAATGCGTGAGCCTGGTTCAGAAGGCGCTCCTACAGATGCTGCATTTAAAAAAGCGGCTAAAACAGCTATGAAGGCTAAGAAAAAATAGATGGCTATTCAAGTAGAACGCGAGTCTATTACCACCAAGTCTAGGTTTGTATCGCCTACCTATACAGATAATAGTGGTTTGCAACAAGTAGTTGGCTCAGACAGGCCAGCGCCTGTGCTTGATATTAACCATTTGCGCTTGCATGAAGGCAGGGCTTACAACGCGTCAAGACTATATCCTGCTGCAGCTAAATTAGCTTCTGGTGCAAGCTGTCATATAGCAATTGCA